GCCATCTCTGTCACCACACCAGGGCTGTGTGGAGGAGCACGGTCAGGAACCAAGGTATCACCCCTCGGTCAGAGCCTGACGCTGGTTCACGGATGGTCGGTGGTAATACACGCGTCCGCGGTGGGGTCGATGTTCTCTCCCGTCACCTCGCGGAGGGTCAGTTGATCGTCTGGTGCTGATATCACCACGTTGTTGTTGGTTTCGCGGCATAACAGGCACCGATTGTACCGCAGATGGATCAGCGTATCGGAACTGTGCATTCCGACCAGACTGTGTCGTACTCGCCAGTGTCGTGCTGCTGGAGTCACGGACATCCGGTAGAGATACTGCGGAGGACTTTCGACGGTTTCGCCTTTGTTGTTTAGGTACGGAGGCGGATACGTCACTTTTACTAACGCTATTCCGTGGAGTTGCTCCAGCCGTTCGCGAGTCGCTGAGTCGATCTCGGGACTGTTCTGACGCGGCAGGAGCGTGTGGTATGGAAGCGGGGCAAGCACTTGCGGTGGGGGGAACCGGAAGGCCGACATCTTTATGAATGGGCGCCTCAGGCGGCAGATATATCTCGCCGTTCAGTACAGCACCAACTGCGATCTCACGCTCGGGGAGATTAATGAGGTGTTGCAGTTGAAGTATTTCCACTCCCTTACAGGTCGTAATCCTGTCCAGTATGCTGGTCAAATCCGGAACAGTCAGGCCTAGTTGATGAGCGACAAAAGCCCGAGGCAACGGATGATCCAATGGCAACTGGGGAAATTGCTGGGGAAAATCGAACGCAGCAAACCATTTCCGATCTTCTTTAAGTGCTGAGCTGTGGAGGTCTAATTTTCCAGTGAGAACCTCGCGCCCATAAGTGTTCTCAAGTTCTCGCATGACTGCACTAGCCCATTCAGATATTACGGGGGTTTGTGCGTCAGTGGTCATAAGGCCGTGAGCCTTGCAATAGAGTGACACGTGCCAGGGGACGTCAGGTGCGGAGTGTGTTATGTGGACTTTGCGCAACTGACGCGCAACATCAATGACAGAGGCCGTGGTTGTCCAAGGGTCGAGATAGTAACGCCCAAGGAAGTCGACGGGGTGATGTGGCTCAATGACTTTCGCCTTAAGCACATGACCCATTTTCTTCACGACTCGATTGATCCAAGCGACATCCAAATTAGACTGGATGCCGTCATCGCCTCCAAACAGACCAAGGGAATCCCACGCATCAAACATGGTTTTCCCCGAATCACGTAAGGCGAAATACATGACCATAGCATTGTCAATGGTATTAAAACTTGAAGTGTCACTGGACCCAGATAGTCGGGACCATTCGGTGTTGTAACGCACTCCAAACCGAGTAAACCCAGGCGCTTGGTATTGAGTCATCTGAAGTGCAGAGACTTCGGCATGATAATCAGGATGGAAGAATCGGCGCAAAATTTGGTTTTCAAACTCACACAATGGTTTCGAGTGAGTCCCGTCCCATGCTGAATAATCCGTTGGGACAATGAACCGTGCGCCGTTGGCCACGCGAGCCACCTCATTGGCTATCTCTTTCAATATTTTGGAGAACGCATACCAACGAAGCGGTTTAAGGACATGTCGTGTTAACGAATAGATGTAGCACCCGTAGCGAGTCCGATGGTCAGCATCCAACGTGGAGATGTTGCGTGGAGCTGCGATCTTTGGATATGACTCGCCTTTCTGGAATGATTTGACGATGGTCTGGAAACTGAATGCGAATGGTAATGCAGCCAGAGCACCGGCACGTTGGGTTGGGCGGTTTTGTTTCTCCATGATGGTCTCAAGGGTATCTGGTACTCCTGTGTGCATGATGCCATCCGGTATGAGGAGTCGTGCAAATTCCTCAGCCCACCGGTGCATCACTGGTTTCCACGCTAGCACAGGATTTC